GCTGCAGTTTTCTTAGCAACCATTGACTTCTCTTTAGCAGGTGGTAAAGCCCTTTGTTCCCTACCTGGAGGTAGTTGTCTCTGTTGTTTAGCTGCAAACTTCTTACGATATGTATTGGGTTCTCTATCTGGTCTCTTGCCTGGTCCATCTGGCTTAGCGGGTCTGGGTCTCCCCATTCTATCTTTAATTGCACCACCAGCTGCCTTGGCTTTATCCAATGCATACTTACCTAAACCAGTGCTAGGTCTCTTTTTAAATGACTGGTCGGTTCCACCTGGTCTATAACCACTATCACCCTTAAAAGATCCAGAAGCACTGACAGCAGATTGTGCTTGGGAAGATGCGTCTTCTTGGAATTGATAAAACGATTTCATTCTTCTTGATCCTTCAGTACGGTTCTTTCTCTTACATAACGAGAGTAACCAAAGGTTACTGCGAGTCTTAAGAACTCATCAGCTGGACCATAGGCTAGGTCCATACTATTTATTTGTTTAGGATATGCATTAATCAATGTGTATGTCATTGACTTTTTGTTTTCTCTTGACTCTTTAATTGGTTCAAATTCTGAATGGTCCTTTTCAAATTTGGTGATGAATAATTTATCACACTTATATCCAGTGTTTTTACCACCATAATAATTCATCCTATAATTAACAATAGGACTTTTATATGCATCTCTTGCTCTTATAGGACCAACACCACTCATATAATCAACCCATGCTTCAAAGAATGCAACAGTATCGTAATTATTATCCACAATAAAGGTCATACCGATTTCATTCTCGTATGCTCTTCTGTAAGGTATCTCCTCCACCACACCATGATAGTCAGCACTCACTGAGTGAGTTAGAAATGAAGTTCCAGGAGTTGTTGTAAGGATACATCTGAGTTCTACATCCTGCCTAATCAAATCAGAAAGACCTCTTGCTTTCATAAAAGTATTCACTACAGCTGGTGGAGTAAATTTAACCACATAGTTATTGGGAGTCGCAACGTTGAGGATACGACTTTTGATCAGTGATGTCTTGATGGGTTTGGGTTCTGGTTCCCCTCCTAAACTTGCCATCTAAATACTTACTACTATCATACTATGTATAACTGATGCCCAGAGGATCTAAGTATCATCAGGGTAGATTCCATCCTCAAAATCCCGAGAAATATATGGGGGATGCAAGGAACATTGTCTACCGAAGTAGTTGGGAACTTCACTTTCTTAAGTGGTGTGATAGGAACGATGCTGTCCTCAAGTATGCATCAGAGGAGTTCTCTATTCCTTATGTAAGTCCGGTTGACAATAGAGTGCATAGATATTATCCTGATGGGATAGTTCAAATACGTCATCAGGACGGTAGGGTTTGTCGATATATCATCGAGATTAAACCTGCCAAACAATGTCTGGAACCTAAAAAGTCTGGAAAGGTAACCAAGTCCTTCATCAAAGAAGTTACCACATACGCAGTCAATCAAGCCAAATGGAATGCTGCGAATGAGTATGCGAAGGACAACGGTATTCAGTTTAAAGTTCTTACTGAACATGACCTGGGTATCCCAACACCAAAGCGTCGAAAACGCAACTAAATATTGTTACTGAAATCTTTATCAGATATTATGCCTTTACCAAAGATTGCTACTCCAACCTATGAACTTGAGTTGCCTTCCACTAAACAGAAGATTAAATTCAGACCCTTCCTAGTTAAAGAAGAGAAGTTGTTGGTCCTTGCATTGGAGAGTGAGGATACTAAACAGATCACTAACGCTATCAAATCTGTTATCAAAGGTTGTATCTCAACCAGAGGTATCAAGGTAGAAAGTCTACCAACATTTGATATTGAATACTTATTCCTTAATATTAGGGGTAAGTCTGTTGGTGAAGAGGTTGAGGTTAATATCATCGCACCTGACGATGGTGAAACATCCATCCCCGTGAAGATTGATCTTGATGATATTAAGGTTATTGAAAATGAGGATCATAATAAACAGATCCAACTTGATGATAATCTGATGATGGAGATGAAGTATCCTTCACTCGATCAGTTCATCAAGAACAACTTTGATTTTGATGACACTACTGTAGATAAATCCTTTGAATTGATTGCCACATGTGTAGATAAGATCTACAATGAGGAAGAGGTGTGGTCCACTGATGATGTATCCAAGAAAGAAGTAATTGATTTCTTGGAACAGATGAGTTCAGTTCAGTTCAAACAGATTGAAAAATTCTTTGAAACAATGCCAAGACTTTCACATAAGGTTGAGGTATATAATCCAGTCACAGATGTGAAGAGTGAGGTTGTGTTGGAAGGACTATCAAGTTTTTTCGGATAGGCCTAGTGCATATGGATCTGGAGAATTACTTCAGATTAAATTTTGCCCTCATGCAGTACCATAAATATTCTTTGACAGAGATTGAAAACATGATGCCTTGGGAACGAGATGTCTATGTTGCTTTACTTCAGGAACATTTAGAGGATGAAGAGCAAAAGATGAAGGCACGGAATGGCTAAAAACCAGAACAACAATTTGAATATCGAAGAGCTCAGGAAGGAATATGAAGAGTTCAAGATGCTTGGTGTCGATGAAAAGACACTTAAGAAGATTGAAGATGCAATAAATCAACTTGAAAAGAGAGAGGAAGAAAAAAAGAAGAAGGAAAAGGAAGCCAAAAAGAAGGTTGCTGAGATAGCCAAACAAGCAAAAGAAGAAGATAAGAAAAAGAAGGAACAGAAAAAGAAAGTTGCTGATAACGTCAAGAAGTTTACAAAAGACCAGAAGAAAAAAGAAGAGGAAGATACAAAAGATTTAGAGGAGATCGATCAAGAGATCCTTGACATCCTTGGACTGGATAAGTTTGATCTTGAAATGGATCCAGAGGAGTATAGAACTCTTTTGCTGGAGAAAATTCAGGCTAACAAACAAAAAGGACAAGATAGTTCTAATGCGAAGTTAGCTAATGAAAGAAAGAGAGTTAGAGGTTCAGGTAAAAAATACACAGCCAAAAAGAAGAAGACAGTTAAACCATCTAATTTTGTAGGTAAAGACACAACAAAGAAAGAAGAACCACAGAAGATCCAAACAGATAAATTACTTCCCTCTGCCGGACAGACTGGTGGTTCAATGCAGGGAGAGGATATTGATGCTCGTATTGAAGAAGTAAAGGCAGAGATTGAAGAAGATACCAAACAAAAACTCCTACCCTTATCACAATCACTTGATGATATTGCTAAGACTCTTGAGGGTATCCTTAATACTAATCAGAAGAAACTTGAGATAGAGAAACAAGCTGCTCGTGATGCTGCGAAGAAAGAAGAGACTGCAGGGTTTAAAGAGAAGGAAGCAGAACTTGAGGATGTAGATATTGATAAGAAGATTGAGGAGGGATTGGAGAAGAAATTAAATCCCACCACATCTATCTTTGATATGATTCTTAATTTCTTTAAGAATGTCATATTAGGAAATATAGTCACCAATTTAATAAAAATATTCCAGAATCCTGCAGGATTCCTCAGTGGTTTAACAAACTTCCTGAATGATTTTATCAACTTTGCTAATGGTATTATACAAAATGTATCACAATTTATATTTGCACCTTTCAATGCTGTTATTAATGGTATCAATTTTGCATTAAACGAACTTGAGTATGCATTGGCACAGATTGCTAAAATTATCCCTGGTGTACCCACTCCTAAGTTCCCTAATATTCCCGTTCTCGCACTTCCCAACTTACCTACCATTCCTCCAAATGCTTTAGCTAACCTTTTAGGTATTCAACAACAAGCTGGTGGTGGTGAGGTCATGGCAGATGGTATGTCATTCCTTGAGGGTGGTGCCATTGATAACCTTAGTGGTATGAAGATCAAGGGTATGGGTAAGGACACTCAACTCATCGCTGCTCAACCTGGTGAGGTTATGATGAGTAAGAAGGCAGTTGATATGTTCGGTGCCGACACTCTCCTAGGTATGAATGCTGCTGCAGGTGGTACTAATAAACCCAAGTATGGAAAGGTCCC